CTATTATAGTTCCCATCCCTTGTACAATCCCTATCTATCTTAAAAGTAAGGGTATTGCTCACCAAAGTATTACTACTATTTTCAAACATCACTTCATACTTGGCCACATTATCTGCAATCAAAGGTTGTGCAGAACCACTACTAACTGACCATGAATTTAAATTACCTGCACCACATAATACAGAAAGGAAATGTTCTTTGTCTGTTGAATCGGCCACCCATGTATTATTAAATGTACTATTTTTAAGTAAGGTACCACTTTCATCATAGGTTTTAATTCTCATGTGATGGGTGCCATTGGTCGCATAGTTCAAGAATCCTAATTCATAACTATCACCAACCCTTATGTCAATGGTTGATGGTTGATTAGTAAGAAAGGTTCCATATGTAGCAGGTATACCTTTATATGCTAACCCATTGATAGGGCTATTGATTTGCTTTAGGTAAGTTTGGGCAGAATTAATTGCATAGATATAAGAAGATTCTGCACTTGCATATCCACTTACTACACTACCATATTCCTCACGAATGTTAACCTTGAACTTTTTGTAGACATTCACACCCGTTTTAAAACCAACTGAACCTGCTATCAAATTGGCCATATCATAACTCAAATAATTCTCAATAATTCTATGTGCATCCAGGTCGCAGGTACCATCTGCATAGTAAGGTGGCTTCCTTAATTCAGTTACAACATTGCCTGATGCATCTATTATCTGGATACGATATCTAAAATTAGTTTGCGTTGTTTGATTTGAACTTGCCAAATATATGATAGGGTCAAACCCACTAACAAATAAGTCTGGTTGTTGAATGAATGTAACTGACATACACTTACATTATATTAATTGAAGATAAAAATACACATGTATACTTTTTATGAACCTTTATTAAATATCTTTATTACAATACATTGTTTAAGGTGTTGTAGTTTGGTTGACTTATTGTTTTAGGTTGTGCTATTTTTTAAGTTCAGTAATTAATTTGAACTCAACTTCCTGCCCTATTATATCACTTAACATTGTGGTCAATTCTGAATAGGCTTCATCTGTGAATGTATCTGTATAGAACTTGGTGCCATCAATACCTTTTAGTTTGATTGCAGTTGCCATACTTTCGGCCATCTGAAAACTTGTCTGTATTACTTCACTTCCACTTTCTGATTCACTTACTCTGGCCTGGATCCCTTTTCTTGCTATGTAGTCTTGCAGGTTGTTTATCATTTGTGGTGGGGTGCCTAAATTCCTAAACTTAAAACCTTGTGGATAATCCTTGTTTGTGAATGTTTCAGTTGGCTTACTACCAGTGCTAATTGCCGACCTATTTCGTAACCCCTTAACACCAAGGTCAACATACATCCAATAGTCATTAAGGCCAATGGTCATTGAAACTGAATTACCTTTTACTACGGCATCCTTTGGTTCAATACTTTGAGCAAGTAAACTTTCAGTTTGTTTCTGCTTCAACCTTTCTCTTAAAAGTTTTCGCATACTTTCGGCATTAGCATTACCCCATAGTGTCAATGCCTTTGCAACTTTTTCTAATATGTCATCACTTAACTTCATTTCTTTGGTGTATTATCGGCCTTGTCTTTTAAATAGCAAAGATGGTTAAGGAAATCATGAACATTCATTTTGAAGTAGTAGTTGAACTTCGACCTATCTTCCTTCGCAAATAGCCTATCAATCGTAGAATACCAACCCCATTTAGAACTGAACCAATCAAGGTCTGTTTCTTCTTCTTCCGTTTCTTTTTCTTTGTTGAATAGGATTGGATAGGATTCGATAATCCCAGTAAAAGAAGTGCAAAAAAAAACCCTATAGGATATGCCACATCCACATCTAAATGTTCTTTAAATAAATCTGCCCGTCTATTGAACTCTGTCATGCTTACATCCTCATCCTTTTCCTTGTAACATAATGTTGCTACAATCAAATGCAGGTTATCTACTATTGCATCCTTTTCTTTAGTCAAGGATGACATGGATATAAATTGTTCCGTTGTCCAATCGGTCACATATTGATTGACATAGAATGTTTCACCTTGGCATTCAAATTGTTTTACCCATGCATCAGGGAAAGATGTAATATCAGGTATGGTTACCCCTTCTTGTTCCTTTACAAAGTCTGACCACTTCATCCTTCTGTATTCGCTAATCGGTTTACCCGTTATAACCGAAAGGACATTGTAGGCCGTTCTTATTTCATTGTCGCCACCTAACTTGATTGCATTGTACAATGCTTGGTATTTTGCTATATTCATTTTATCTTATTCTATAATTACCTAATCCAGGTTGTTGTATGATGTGGGTGAACCCATAACGCATTGCGTCCATAAGGTGATTGTTTATTTCTACGGGATTGCCCGTTGGTTTGTTGTCCCTATCCGTTGCCCATACATAACCCCTTAATTCTTTTATCAGGTTAGTGCTATGCTTGGTAACCAATAGGTTTTGTTGTTGTATTAGTTGAATGCCATGTAGTATTGAATCCTTTCCTTTTAAGGCACCCATACATCTTAACCCATAACTTTGTAACTCTGCTATTGATTTGGGTTCTGCACTATCGCATATCACCATTGTAGGTTCTGACTTAATTAGTTCAAATATGTTTCTATTACTCAATTCCTTTTGGTAAATTATTTCATGTAGTATGTAGTTATCATTGTACTTATATATTCCTATACATGCAGTTGGGTCTACACTATACCCAAAGTCTAACCCAATGCCTAACAACCTTGCATCTGCAGGTATAGTGTCGATAGTTTGCCAGTTACTAAATATTGTACCTTGAACACTACCCACTTCCCCTAACCCATATACCTTCCACCAATTATCCCAATAGGTTGAGGTCTTAGCCTTTTCTTTTGCAGATTCAATGTCTTTGATAATGGTGTCACTTAAACTCTCATTGTCCTTGTATGTTAGTATTATCAATTCCGAGTCATCTTCTTTTAACACTTCAGTATGCACCCAAAATTCTGCAGTTGGGTTATAGTCTAACCAAATGTGGTTACTTGTCCTTATGGCTAATTGATGGTATGATTCAAAGGTAAGGTTGTTTGCCTCATTAATATAAAGTATGTGCCTTCTTGCACCTCTCAACTTGGCCTCTTGGTCTGCACTAAAGAACTCAATAAAAGAACCATTTGTAAATGTATAAGTTAATAATGTCTTATTCCAATTGCTATCTATGTACCTGCCCGTCCAATCCATTATCTTAAGGAAGTCTTTTATGCAACCCCTTCTTAGATGTGGAATGGTTTCACTTACAATACTAATCTCACTCTTTGGGTGTTTGGTCGCATAGTCAATAAGGATAGGCAATATACCAAAGGTCTTACCTGCAGATGTTCCACCTTGTACCACCCTTTTTCTTTTGGATAGTTTAAGTAATTTATTGATTGCAGTAGTCCTTTTAAACATTTTGTTTAACTTTTATTTGTCTTCACTCAGTGAGCAAGTAGCATTTGTTTAATGAGTATCAATTACTTATGCGCAGTTTTGTTTAATATTTTGCAGGTTCATCTGGAAATAATGGTTGTTCTTTTATGGCCATTTCTTGTTTTTCAACCAATCCGTTCAACCTTTGTGTGATTGATGGGTTGTATTGTCCAACCATGCCACCTTCTATTTGGTCTTGCCTGATTGCTTCACGCACCCGAGTGCAGATTGGAATGTATTCTGTATAAAAACCATCTTGATTCTTGAAGTATTGTTCTACAACACCCACAATATCATAGCAATAGTTCTTAAAACCTTCCATTGTTAAAGGCCTTTCTAATGGTTCTTTAACCATGTCACCTTCTCTTCCTACAAATTGTGTTTTGTATCGTGGGTTTGCCTTTGTTTCTTTCTTATAAGATAAGAATAATTCCCACATCTTCTCTGGGTTTTCTATATTTCTTGGATGTCCTGCCATATTACTTTTGTTTTATAATGTCTAAATAAAGGTAGAATAGTTTGTTGTTAAATTGTGGTGTATTAAGTTTCTTTGGTGTAGGTTGTATTGCTTCACCTTGTTTACTCAATAGGTCATGGTC